GGAAAAGTCGATAAACATGCTGTTACATCTGAAGTCATGCTCGGTACGGTGAAAAATAAATTGGAAAAACTAAGGGCATTGAGAANAAATGGCAGTTAAACCCATAACNAANAANCAAGTTGTTAATAAGCGTTCAGTAAATAGAGCAGAACAAAGATCGTTTAAAAACTTTAAAAATCGTGCACAAAGAAAATCAGTATCACAAGTGCCCGGTAATGATTTTACAAAGAATTATGCAATTGAATTAAAAGATGTTGATGCATCTATAATTAATCACGTAAAAAATGTAATATCCCCCATTATTAAAGTTGGCTCTGAAATGATAAAGGTTACAACGTTATATGGCAATCAAGAGCGATGGGTTAATGCTAGAAAACAGGGATATTTAAAAGATCAGAAGGGAAGCATAATTCTTCCATTAATTGTACTTAGGCGTACTGATATAGCTAAAAATACTACAACACAACAAGCATTTAAGCATGATGTTAGCAATGAGTTGGTTACTATAACTCGTAATTCAAAATGGTCTTCTGATAATCATTATACAAGATTTTCTGTACAAGAGGGTATAAAACCTACTTATGAAAATATTGTAACCGGTCCAGCAGACTATGTTGATATATCTTATGATTTTATTTTATGGACAAATTATATTGAACAAATGAATTCATTAACTGAATTATTTATTGAACATAATGATACATATTGGGGTAGCAGTGAAGATTATAAATTTTTATGCAATATAGACTCCTTTAGTGATGCATCTGAAATGGATGCTGAAGGTGAAAGAATTGTAAAAACAACCTTTTCAGGTATATTTAAAGGTTATTTATTATCTGAAACAGTTTCAAACACGATTTCAGATGAAAAATTCCAAATAAGTCGACACCCAACTCCACACCGAGTTGTATTTGGTATGGAAACATCAGTTGATACACCAACTAATACTATTGCAACGGCTGGCACTAATATTTCTCCAGGATCAACTGGTATTTTATAATTTTTATAATTTATTTAATTTATTTGTAACCTTTTAGAATTTAATATATACTTATTTATAATAATAATAGTTAATAATATATATAATATTATATATAAATAAATTAAATTAATTAATAAAATAAATTGGAGGTTATAAAATGGCTGAACAAGATGTAGTAAAATTTACAGATACAGAACTAGAAAAAATCAAAGGATTTCAACAGAGATATTTAGATATTCAGATGTCTTTTGGTCAAGGTGAAATATTGAGATCAAGATTAGAAAGACAGTTGGAAGAAATAGATACGTTTTTTGAACAGAATAGAGAAAATCTATCAAATGTACAAAAAGAGGAAAGAGATTTTATCACAGAAATTAACAAGGTATATGGAGATGGAGTACTAAATCCTGAAACTGGTGTATTTACGCCATCAGCTAAAGCCGAAGCAGAATAAATAAATATAAATTCTATTTTTACAAAATATTTTTTATATTTATAAATGATAGTATATAGTATATATTTGTATACTTTTACAGATAAAAAGATAATAAAGTTTGGAGAAATTCTATGCCTTCCTCAGAAAAAGTTGTAAGTCCAGGTGTATTTACAAATGAAATAGACCAATCATTTTTACCAGCAGCAATTGCAAATATTGGTGCTGCAATAATAGGACCCACAGTAAAAGGGCCTGCATTACAACCTACAGTTGTTGAATCTTTTGGAGAATTTGAAGATAAATTTGGATCAACATTTAGATCAGGTTCAAGTCAAGCAGAGTATTTAACATCAATAGCTGCAAGAGAATATTTAAGAAATTCTAATGTATTGACAGTTGTCAGAATATTAGATGGTTCATATACTGCAGCGTCAGCAGGTGTTCCAACTGGAAGTGCTGCTGGTATACCAGATGTTACAAATCTTAGAACATCATTTAAATTGCATACTTTAAGTCACGGATCATTATTAAATAATTCAAGTTCAGTGGAGGATACACCCGGAACACCTGGGTTAACAACACCCGGATATTTAGCTACAGGTTCAAGAGATAACTTTAAATGGGAAGTATCAAATGTAAATAAAAATAAGGGAACATTTAATCTTATAATAAGACGAGGAGATGATAGGCATAAAAGCAAAAAAATTATAGAATCATGGAATAATTTATCATTAGATCCAAACCAAAATAATTTTATTTCTAAGAGAATAGGTGACCAGTATTTATCATTACAGGGTTCAGGCACTAGTACTCCATACCTTAAATTAAATGGTGATTATCCAATTAAATCAAAATATGTAAGAGTTGAACCACAAAAGTTAACTGTTGATTATGTAGATGAAAGCGGAAATGTCAGAGTACCTGCTAATTCATCATCATTACCTCAATCAGGGAGTGGTTCATATCTTGGAAGTTTTAATGGAGGCTCTGATGGTTTTATTGGATTCGATGCAGTTGGAGATGGTAAAGGAGTATTACAGACACCCAATACTGCAGATACACTTTCATTATTTGAAAAAATTACTGGTACTGAAACACAAGGTTATAGATTAAGTACAACAAATAGTGGATCAACAGCATATAATGATGCTTTGAATTTACTGAAAAATCAGGATGAATACGACTTCAATTTACTTTTATTACCTGGAGTTTTGTCTAATGAATCAAATCATTCAGCAGTGGCAAATACTGCAATTGAAGTTTGTGAAGATAGAGGCGATTGTTTTCTTGTATTAGATCCTGTTGCATACGGATCTGCAATACAAACAGCAAAAACTGAAGCTGAAACAAGAAATTCTAATTATGCTGCTATGTACTGGCCTTGGGTAAAAGTTCAAAATCCCTTGTTAGGAAGACAAGTATGGGTACCACCTTCAACAGTAATGGGAGGTGTATATTCATTTAATGATAAAGTGGCACATCCTTGGTACGCACCGGCNGGNTTAAACAGAGGTGGTTTGGACAATGTTACACATGCTGAAAGAAAATTAAGACATTCAGAAAGAGATGATTTATATGAATCAAATGTGAATCCAATTGCAACATTCCCAGGTCAAGGTGTAACAGTTTGGGGTCAAAAAACATTACAGAAAAAATCTTCTGCTTTAGATCGTGTTAATGTAAGAAGGTTGATGATAAAACTTAAAAAGTTTATAGCTAGTTCATCTCGATTTCTTGTATTTGAACAGAATAATGTACAGACAAGGAAGAGATTTCTTAATATTGTTAATCCATTTTTAGAGCAGGTACAATCACAAAGTGGATTGACTGCATTTAGGGTAATTATGGATGATACAAATAATACACCAGATTTAGTTGATAGAAACACACTATATGGTCAAATTTTTGTACAACCAACTAGAACAGCTGAATTTATTGTATTAGATTTTACAATTCAACCAACAGGCGCAACATTTCCTGAATAATATGGAGAGAATTAATGGCATCAAGTGAAAAAGTAATAAGCCCAGGTGTATTCACAAATGAGATCGATAAAAGTTTTCTACCAGCTGCAATTGCAGAAATAGGGGCAGCTATAGTTGGTCCAACAGTTAAAGGACCTGCATTACAACCAACAATTGTAACAAGTTATTCTGATTTTGTTGATAGATTTGGTAGTACATTTAGAAGCGGCAGTTCTTCATATTCATATTTAACTTCATTAACTGCAAAAGAATATTTAAGAAATTCAAATCAGTTATTAGTTGTTCGAACATTAGCTGGTGGATATTCAAATGCTACCGCAAATGTGTTGACAGGAAGCGGAAATTTTTATACAGGTAGCGCATCTCCTGGAGATACTGAAGCAACTACAAACACCTCATTTAAACTTCATACTTTATCAGATGGTTTAGAATTGAATAATAAAACTATCGGCAGTGGGGCACGGATGTCTGCATCATTGGTCGATGCGATTGATACTACAGGTGTTGCGGAAAGTGATGCATTTACAATGACAGTTCCTGCCGCAGCCGCCGGAGACGCCACCGCCCACCAATTCATCTTCGCAGCCGACGTAAACGCGGTTAATGCTCTCACTAACACTGCCAATTTCGGATTCTCCGCAGCGGACCTTAGCACAGACGCCCTC